TCCTCCCCGATCTCGATCTTCACCTTCACCAGTTTCACCGGGAGCTCCCCGGGCTCCGCTTCTGCCGCGGCCTTCCGGCGCAACTTGTTGAGGTCCAGGGCGTAGGAGTGGAGGCAGGTTTCCGGGAAAAGGCGGCCGCCCTTGTAGCGGGCCATGTAGGCGGTGAGAACCATCAGGCTGCCTCGCGCAGGAGGTCCTGCTGATCGTCTTGGTGGATCGGACCGAGGCCCAGTTGGGCGCGGACCAACGCCTCGGCGCAATGCGGTACGACGCTGTTTCCGATTTTCGCGACCTGGTTCGACTGGTTCCCGGTCAGCTTATAATCGTGCTGGAATCCCTGGGCACGCGCCAGTTCACGGGGCCTGAGCATGCGCATGCCGATGTCGACGATGACGTAGGTGGATCCTTCGATTTCTACGGTGACCAGCGCGACCCGGTCCTTCGTGACGATGGTCGGGATCGGGTTGTCGGCCTTGAGCGGGTTCCCGTTCCCGTAGTATTCCTGAAGAAATGCCGCGACGACGCCGGCGTGAAGGCCCTGCCCGGTAATGGTGTGCGCGGGTTCTGTTAGGTCTTGGCCGGTTGAAGTTCCGTACATCTTGACGCCGTGCGCGGCTACCAAGGCCTGCTGCCCCCCGGTGGTAATGGTTGAAAGCGGATCTTCAGCTTTCCCCCCTGAATGGCCGGTGGTATGGGTTTCCAGGTGGGCAATTGTCAGGGAGTGGTGGTCCTGAGTCGTGATGGTTCCCGCTGGGCTGCGCGCGTCGAGATTGTCTCCGGTTTTGGTCGTGAAGTGCTTCAGGAGGTGCGCAACAGCAAGGGCGCGGTGATTCTCCTTCACGATGGTTCCGGTTGGCAGATCGGCCGGAACCGGCTTCCCGCTGTACTCCGGCCCCCCAACACCGGCGATAAAGGGTGCGAGTCCCACTTCCACCTCGGCGGTGTCGGCCTTCTTGGTGATCGTGTACATCGGCGCAGAACCGGGACGCGGTTGCGTCTGACCCGCGCGTCCGCCACACCCTGCGATGATCGGCGAGCAGAGGGCCTTCTCGCCACGGTGAGCGGCCGTGATGGTCTTGGCGGGAACGTCAATGTCTTCCAGGCGGACCCCGTGAGTCAGATTTACGATGAACGGCTTAGGGTCGTTCACGACGTACTTCATGATCCCGCGCGCAATGCGCCGCAGCGTGGCATCGGCCAGGGGCCTTTTGCGGTCGAAGATGGAAGGGCACGGAATGGACCAGTCGATGCACCCGGCGACTGCCTGCCACGGCAATGCGCAGCCTTTTCCGTGCGTCTTGGCGGGCCAGTTGATCGGCTGTCCGTCGCGGCGCGCGACGATGAACAGGCGCTTGCGCGTGGTAGGCGCCCCGAAATCGGCGGCGACCATGATCCGGTCCTCCACTTTGTACCCCAGTCGCTCGAGGGAACGTTTCCAGCGCCCGTAGTACGAGCCCGAGCGGGACTGGATGGGCTTGTGGTCTTTGCCCAAGGGGCCCCAGGTCTGGAACTCCGGGACGTTCTCCATGCAGATTATCCGGGGCTTCACGTCGCGCGCCCACTTGATCACGACGTTCGCGAGGGAACGGCGCCGGCGGTTCACCGGCTTTCCTCCCTTCGCCCGAGAGAAGTGCGTGCAGTCCGGCGAGGCCCACAGGAGGCCGACGGGAGCGCCTTTCGTGACCTTAGAAGGATTCACCGTCCAGATCGACTCCCGGAGGTGCATCGTTTCCGGGTGGTTCGCCTCGTGCATCACGATGGCGTCCTCGTCGTGGTTGATGGCGATGTCGGGCGAGCGGCCAGTGGCCCGGCGGATGCCCTCGGAGGCGCCGCCACCACCGCAAAAGGCGTCTACGATCAGTTCATTTGGTAGGATCATGGAATTCTTTCAGAAGGTTCAAGGTCAGTCTTTACCGGCTGCTGCCATCTTGGGATCAAATCGCAAAGGCCCCACCGCAGGCAGCGGGATGGGCGGGGCCTGGATGCTGAGAGGCGCGGCCGCGGTCATGGCCACGAGCTCGGGGAAAACGGCGCCCAGGTGTCCGGCGGTTTCCCGCTCATGCTCGAGGACGCCGTTCACGGCCTGGTTCGCGACCAGGAGCAGCAGGCGGACCTGGAGGCGGGGCGTGTATGCCGACAGGCGCTCGCTCTTGCTTCGGAACCAGGCGCCGGAGCGGTGGAACTGGTCCGCGAAGGGGATGGACTGCAAGGGGATGTCGTACTCGTCCTGGAGGAGGCGGGCGCAGGCCTGGCAGACGTGAAGCTGGGCGATGTACGCCGCCGGATCCTTCGGGCGGTGACAATGGAAGCAGACGGGGGACGGGTTCACGCGGCACCCCCGGCCATGAGGTCGCGGAGGGTCTTAACCCTGCCTCGGAGCTTGGTTTCCAGGGCGGTGATGTCCCGGCCGTCCCGGAACACCCAGACGAGACGGCCCTGGGCGTTGCGCACTTCCTCCAGCCAGCCCGCCCGGCTGCTGATCTTGTCGAAGTAGTCGAGGATGGTTTTCTTCGCGCCTCGCCCGGTCTCCTCGTCGACGTGCTCGGCGCCGGAGACGATGGCGTCGGCCTTGGTGATGCACCCGTGCTCCTTGACCTGCTCGAACACCCACAGGCGATACAGGGGGTTCATGAGATCCTGTAGGATGCGGGCGCGCTCTACGTCGCTGTCTGATTCGTGGCGCTCAGGGGTCCAGCGGGCAACCAGTTCCGGCTGCGCGTTCCCTCCCTCCCCCCGTCCCTCACCTCGGGCGCCGGACGGTTTTTGCAAGTCCTGCTGTTCGGTGCGGTTGCGGAGGATTTCGGCTGCGCGCTCCCGAAGGCCGGGGTAGGTAACCGGATTCACGATCCGTGAGGTCCAGATCGGGGGAAGGGAATCGCGATCGGCCGGGCGGGCCTTTTTCCTGGCCTTGATGGCCGGGCGAACGCGGTTCCCCTCGGCGGCGTTGTGTGGCCGGCAGAGGCGGATGATGTTGGAGGGGCGGCCGTTCCGCTTGTCCCCGTCCAGGTGGTCAAGGGTAGGGGAGAGCAGGGGGCCAGGGTCCCGGCCGAGTTCGGCAAGGCACGCAAGGCACAGATCCCCGTCGCGGTGGAGCGCGTGGGATTCCAGGGCCTTCCAGTCCCGTTCGTTGAATCGTGCGACCAAGGGAGGCTACCCGTTGGCCCGGTTTGACTTCTTGGATTCCGCCAGGCGGCGGGCGTCCTCGGGCTTCATCGCCAGGACGGTCCGGAGGGCTTCGGCGTAAATCGGGTCCTCCCCGATCTTGTGTAGCGCCTGTGTCGCGATGGTATGCGCTTTCGTGTACGAAACGGCGCGTTTCCTGCCCGGGAAGGCGATTAATTTGCCCTTTTTGCCTTCCGGGTGAATCTCACCTCTTCCGCCATCGCTGGCGCTAAGTCCTTGACCTGCATAAGCTCCCACTTTCATTAACCCCTCCTCGTGTAGTTTCGGTGTCGTGTTTTCCTGCTTGAAATCAGGGAAAAGTTGGCGATCCATCAGGTTCACTGCGCCTTGCGCCTCTTCCATTTCGCGCGTGACGTATCCCATCGTTTCCTTGATGTCCGCGTGGCGCATCAGGCTTTGCACCAGGTCCGCCCGTACCCCGAGGCGAAGGGCGTTCGTGGCCGTGGAATGCCCGAGGCTGTGGAACGTCCTCGGGAGCCCCTTGTGAACCTTCGGGATCCCCAGGCGCTCCATGTGCCGGTAGAGGGTTAGCTGGTGGTGGCGGGGCGGGAAGCCTTTGAGCAAGGGCTCCTCGGCCGCGCGACCGGCGCAGTAGTCCCAAAGCACGGGCCACAGGCGATCAGGGATTGCTTGGTAGGCGTCGGTCTTGTTCTTGGTACCCGCCGACCCGTCCGCCTGGATTCCGGGAAGGTCGATATGCCGCTCGATCCACGAAACCGATCCCACGGTCAGCTTTTTCAATTCTCCGCCGCGGAAGCGGCAGTAGTAGGCAAGCTGGTAGGCAAGGGAATCGTTGAGCGGAGTCTGGCTGAAAAGAAGCTGCAGCTCGGCCGGCGTGAAGTGCCCACGAGGCTGCTTGACCCGGCTCGTGACGTAGATCCCATCCAGCGGATTCTTTTCGATGTGGCTCAGGTCCTTGGCGCGGCTCATGAGGGATTTTAAGGAAGTGATTCTGCCGTTGATCGTGGAGGAAGCAAGCCCCTCCTCGACCATGTGCTGGACGGCGCGCATGACATCTTCGCGCCGGATGTCCTGAAGGTTCTTCGGCTTCAGCAAGGGGGTCCAGTACTTGAGAAGAGCGTCCTTCCGAATCCGGTAGGTGCCGGGAGCCCAGGCGGTGCCTTTGAGCCCCCCCAGGGTCTTTCCGTAGGCCAGGAATTCCTTTACGTGGAAGTCCCATGGGCGGTTGTCCCCAACGGCCCGGCCAGCCCGGAGATTGTAAACCCGGTCCTCCACCTGGCGCTTCACGCGCTCAAGGTATTCGGTGCGCTCCTTCTTGGTCGAGACACTTCCGGATTTCTTGAAGGTGGGGAAGAGGTCGCGCAGCGCCCGCTCCTCGTCCGGGTGCAGGTCCACAAGGCGCCAGCCCCAGGCCGCGCGACCCTTTTGAGGTTTCGGTAATTGGAATCTCACTTTGCTCTCCAAAGGGTGGCACACGCCGGACGCGGGAGCGCGGGGGCGGGAAGGAGCCCCCCAAGCCTCGTTTCCCGGTGGTCAACCGCCGGTCCATGCGTGTGCTGATTGTTCATCCCTTGACCTGGTGGTAGCGGGTTTCGCGCGCGAAGGCGATTTCCAGCTTCATTAGTTCGGCACGGGTCCGGTCGCAATGGCCTTCGAACCGCCGGATTTGGCGCTTCGACTTGATGGCCCTGATGCTTCCAGACCGCATGGCCGCGAGGTTCTTCAGGCAGCCGCGATAGTTCGCCCGCATGCGCCAGAGCTCGCGCCCGAGGTTGGAGTCCATGGAACGGGGACGAATCAGACGCTTGGCCTCCTTCTTCGTGGTCGGCCAGGGGTCGATTTCCTTGGGCTTCGCGGCCTGCCGCTCCTGCCACCATTTTTTGATAAAGCTGAACATGGGTTCCTTTCGTGGTTCGGTTACTTGATCCGAAGGGACTTGCCGCGCGGCTTCACGACCGCCAGGACCTTGCCGGATTCATCCTTGAGTTCCAGGGGTTCCCCGGTTTTCTCGGGCTCATGGCCGGCCACGATCCCGGCCTCCAGCTCCTTGCGGACTTCCTCGGTTTTGACCGTGATTTCCTTGCGCTGGAACTTCTCGGGTAGATCCTCGGGCAACACCTCGGGCATGAGTTTGAACGGGCGTACTCCGCCGTTCCCCGCCCACGAAACCTTGGCACGGGCATCCTCGTACACCGCGTTCATGGGCACGTTGTCTTTGAGATACTGCTTGAGGCGTTCGGCGCGGTTCGCTTTGGCCGTAGCCCGGGCGACCAAGGAGGTTCCGAGTTCCGCGATGCTCATGGCCTCGGCGTTCAGCTCCTTGATAAGGGCCGCTATGTTAAGCGCCTTGTGAGACAAGTCGCCCTCGACCACCGCCAGGCGATCCAATAGTGGGAAGTCGGTAATGTCCCCTTCATTGTTCTCAGCGTGGAGTTCCATATCCGCGAGAATATCGCGGTACTCGGTTGAGATTTCGAAAATGGTCTGGTTCATAGTGTATTCCTGGTAAGGGTTTAGGTCTTGTCCGCGATGGCCTTGAGGCGCGGCCATTCTTTGCCGGTGATCCATTCGATTTCGAACAGGGCGACCACACCCGTCCCTGCAAGGCCTTGGGCCTTCTTGATCGTGGCCGCGTCCTTCGTCTCCACGATTCGGTTTTCTCCGAGGTCGATGCCCCGCCAGCCCTCGGCCGCGAGCGCCTTGTCGTCGTTCTCGTAGACGCCCACGACGACGGCTTCGATGACCTGGGTCTCGGTCTTCTCGTCGGCCCTGGCGGCTTCCTGCTTGGCGGGCTCGGGGTTACGCCCGCCGTACATCTCGGGGTTCTCCTCGATGTCCTGGGCGAAGATGTCGGAGGCGGCGGTTGCGGTCAGGACGGCATCGACGTGCGCCCGTTTCTTCGCCATCTTGAGCACGGTGTTGAAGGTGTCCGCGATGTCGGGGTTTTCTTCCTTGTTCTCGGTGCGCTCGCCCTTGCGGGTAATCATCCACTGGTCGGCGTCGTTTTTCTTCGTGCCGTAGCGTCCGGGCTCGCCCACGGCCTTTGCGAGAATCGCGAGAAGGGTCGGCGCGTCCGCCTTGGCGTTTCTGGCATCCCAGTACGCCTTCGGAACCTGAACGTCCGTCATCTCGTCGGCGGTCTTTGCCCCCCGATAGCGGTACTTGCTCTCCATGGTGGAGCAGCATCCAACACCGGACCCGAGAAGCTGGTTGGTCACGATATGCCGCAGCTCACAGACGATCTGGTACTCGCGGTGCCCCCCGGTCAGAGGGGTGAGGATGATTTCGTACTTCGGCGCCATGCGGAAGGCGAAGCACAGTTTCTCGGCGCCCGCTTTGAGTAGGGCGGGTTTCGGGCCGCATCCGGGAATGGTGCCGTAATGCTCACCCTCCTTCATCACCATTTCCATCACGCGCTGAACGCGCTGGACCTGGTTGTGCATTTCTTCTGGGGTGTACTCCATCACGGAGGTTTCGGGAGTTAAAGTGTTCATGATTTCTTCCTTCGGTTAGGCGCCCATGGTGGCGGGCTGGTTTTCGATGGGCATGAAGTGTTCCATGCTGGTGGCGTGTTCGGGGTCGCAGAGCATCAGAATCGGGGAATGCGATTCCGCTGGCTGGCCGCATCTGCGGCATATCTCCCCCGGCTCGGCCCGTTTCAGGATGCCGTAGTAGTCGTACCGCTGCAAATTCATCCGTTCACCCCCGAACCCCCTTCGAGGAGGCGGGCTTCTTGATAAAGTTCCCACGCGATCCCGACCATTAGAAGCGTGAGGGTGCCGAACGTTGCGACGGAGTGGTAATTGGGGTACTCGGTGCCGATCCAGTAGCAGGTGCCCGTGAAGGACATGCCCGCGAGGATCAGCGTCAGGGCGATGAAGAAGCGGGTGATCATACCGCCTCCCCCGCCGGTTCCAGCTTGACGCCCTGGTACTGCTTCCGGACGTGCTCGTTGAAGTGCCTCCCGACCGATTCGGCGGTCATGAGAAGCCCGTGGACCAGGGCGGGGACTTCCGGGTACCGGTAGGTAACGCCGTTCGCGAACTCAACGAACATGGTCTGGCTCGGCTCGTCGTACCCGATCTTCTTGATCTGGCTTGATACCACATCGACCATGTTCACGGCGGGCGCGGGGAAATCGATGGGGTTCATTCCGCACCCCCTTCCCCGCCCACGTCCGCTTCCAGGCACGGCTCTGTGCCTCCCATGCTGGTGCAGTCGGACTCCCCGCACTTCCCGCATATGATGCCGTCCATGAGCTCGGGGTTTTGCTGCTTGGCCTCCTCGAATTCGGGATGGCCTGATTTAATGCCGGTCATAAAGCCCTCCATCCGTCCAAATCCTCGGGGGCGTCCATGCTGTCCTCGTAGGCCGAATCCCACGAAAGGCGGTTGAAGTGAGCGGCGGCGATCTTGATAGCTGCGCCCGAGAACCGCTCGAACAGGCTGGTCTCCCGGGACAGTTCCTGCTTCTCCATCCCCTGCACGAACAGCACCAGCTTGTCGACGAGGGTCTCCGAGGGCTCCCCGGCGTAGCTGGTGACTTCCAGGTGGGCGGTGATGGTGAGCGGACCCTCCCCGGCGGTGTCGTAGTGGGCGGGCGCGAGGTCGAAAACGACCTTCTGCTTCATCCCTTCCTGCTCGGTGAAGTAGAGGATGGGGTTTTGGCACCCCTCCTCGTTCCAGGTACCGGCGTCCAAGAGGGCCCCGCGCAGGTCTCTTTCCTGCTGGATCGTCCCCCGGGCTTCGTACCGCTCCGTGGTTTCTGTGTTACTTTTTCCCATGTTGACCTTCCTTCCTTAACCGTTTGGGGTTGACCATCACGCCCGGCTGCTTGCAACAGCGCGGGCGTGCTCGTTTTTTATCGCGAACGACCGCGTTGCCGGGAACCTTCCCGGATCATCCAGCAAACCATGAAGCTCCCAATAACCGTCACCAGGCCCGCACCAGCCGCGATGGGGATGTTGAGCTCGTAACCTGAAACAAGGGCGCCGAACCCCGCCAACATGACGAGAGCTGCTCCCGGGCCCATGCCCGTCCAGCAACCCAGGAACACGGAGAGAACCAGAAGGGCGTGCCCGCCGAGGATGAATTGGGAGGAGGTCATGCGGCGACCGCCTTTTTTTTCTTCAGGCCAGCGAGAACGAGCACTTCTCGAAACGCCGACTTATTGCTTCCCAGATCGTTCTGCTCCATGAACAGCCGAAGGGTCTTCTTGTCCGATCCAAAGACCTCGATCATCGTGATGGTGTCTTCGGAGGCTTCGATGGTGGTTTGCATTTTTGACATTGCCTTAGTACCTCTAAACCCTTAAGACGTTTAAACCCCTTAACCATCCTTAAGGTACTTAAGGATTAAGAGTCTCGCTTGAGGTTTTTAAGGAATGGCGGTCGAAATGCCTAAATTTTACCCTTATATTACCGAATGGCTTAAATCCATTCAAAAAACCCAAACATGGCTAGCTGAATCCCTGCCTGAAAACCTTAAGAACGTGGGTAATTGGGCTACTGGACGATCACGTATCCCTGAAAAGCATCGGGCCCGACTTGAAGAGCTTGGTTTTAGGTGGCCCTATCAGGCCGTGAACACCGATGGTGACCTTGATGCAATCAATCGCTCCGAAATTTTTTTCGCTGAGTTTGTTCGCGAAGCGTGGCTGGCAGTCGGGCCTTCCGCGCGAGAGACCGGAGAGGATTTCTGGTCGCTCGATCAAGGCGCCTTTGGGCTGCTCCTGGGAACGACGGCGGAAGGTTTTTTTAGAGGGGAAGCGTCATCTGAAGAGGCGAAGGCGCGCCTTCGTGCTCGCGCTCGGGAATTCCTTCTGGGGCTTCGTACTGCGGCCCAATAAGGCCCTCAATCTCTATCCTAGTTGCGCGGGCTTCCTCGATTATGCGGCAAAATTCCTTCTCGATTTCGTCCATGAACATTTTGAACTCCGGTCTCTCATGGAATATCTCGGGCGGGACCGAAGTCCCGGATTCCACCCCGGCCTGGTGCTCAATGGTTCAGTATAATATTCGGTTACACGTTGAAACAAGGGGCGCAGATCAATGAAGTTTTACAGAATTCCACGGTTCCGCGAGAATGGCTTGACGGGCCGCAACCTGACAGGGCAGTTTATGGGTATGAAAAAGATCACGGCATTTTCTGGATTTGTCCTAATGGCTTTGGCCTTTGCCGGCTGCCTGTCCGATCCCGACGAATCAAATTCGAATAAATACAAGACCACCATCAAGGGTGAGCTTTCATTTAACGACACTATTTCCAGTTCCTCGGAAACCTATTGGTATGCATTGCAGGTCAATCCGGTTCAGATCAATTCCTACGACACCTCCTGCAATTGGGTGGCATACCTCGGGCATAGCGATTCTTCTTCAACCTACACTAACGACTTAATGCAGGGTTCGCACCTTTTATATGAGTTTCTTTTGGTTGCCTATAAGGACTCCGCCTTCACCCACTACCGTATTGAAATAGACTGCACACCTTAAACCGTAAGGAGCAATAATGATCAATGAAAACGACATTCAACGGTTAATTGATCAAGGCGAAAAGCGTTCTCGCGTATACAGGACCACGGCATTCTTCTGGTTCTTCGCCCTGCTATTCTGGTTTATAGCCAACTACAATGAGGTGGTGGAATTCGCCTTTATATCCGGAGTGTGTTCTCTTGCCGGATTTTCCACATTTATTTTTTGGCTTGACTGGAAACAGTTGCAAGGAAACGCCGATTCTTAATCGGCTTTCTAGGCAATCGCCCTACCACCAACCCCCACCTGGCCCGCCTTCGTTCCGAACGGGTCCCACGTTCCCACCTCCCTGCGCTTTTTCCTCTCCGCGCAAAGGGCTTCGTACTGCAACTGGGCATTGTCCCGGATTCCAAGCTGCTGGATAATTTCCTCCTGAATATCCCGGTCGGTCTGGTAGCTAATCAACATGGCGCGGTAGTAGGCGGTGGACATTGGGAGCAATCTACCCCGGACCGTGTGCGAAATTCTTGCTGCACAAACCCAGGAATTTGCACCGATTTTCAGCCCTTAGCACTCGGCGCGGGCCTAAATGATGCGTATTTTCCCCTCATGTGCTACGCCTACAAGCCCGTCCGCCTCCCTTCCGGTAAGCTTTCCATGAAAACCGACGCCGAGGTCCGGCGCCTTCTTCGTGAAGGGCTCATCAAGGAATCCCCCAACGGCTTCTACTACCCGAAGGCGAACGTCGAAGTGATCACGGCCGGCTACCAGGTGAAGCCGATGCGGTGGGACCTGATCCCCGCCGATTACTTGAGGCGTTACCATCTCTCGCTTGAGGAGGTGAAGAAGAAAAAAGCCTCCAAGGCGATCAACCCGGAGACCGGAAAACGGTGGGGGTTCGACACCTACAACGCCCGCCTCGAGACAGTTCCCACGACCTACTCGTTCAAGCCCGCCTGGAAGAAAGGGCAGCGGTGCGTCATGCCGGTGGAGGCCTGGCGCGAGCGGCCGAACATGGACGGTGCCCCGAAGGAATTCACTGGCAGGGAATTCGAGGTGCAACTCCTGAACCCCGAGCCGCATTTCCTCGCAGGCCTGTACGACACCTGGACTTCGCCCTCGGGGGATCGCCTGGATAGCTGCACGGTTATAACCGGCCCCTCGGACGAGATACCGGTCCTTCAGGGGATCTACCACGAACGAACACCCATCGTCCTGACGGAAGCGGCCGCGGAGTCTTGGCTGGATCCTGACCTGACGCCGGATGCGGCATATTCACTTCTCAAGGGGATCACGTCGCCGGCGCTTGCGGTGACGGAGGTTCTGAAGGAACCGAAGATTTAGACACCCGCGCCCCACCCACCCTGCGCGAGATCCAGCCGGGGCCACGGGAAGGGAGTCCCCTGGGTGGCGGCTTTTCTTTACGGGCGGATCGTGATTTTTTCCCCGTCGATGAGGAGCTCGACTCCGAAGTACCCGCGGGAAAGCACACGTACCTCGCGCGGGAAGATCCTCCACCAGAGGCTTAGGCGCTTCTTGGGCCAGCCCTCGTACCAGGTCCAGTCCGAAGCCTTCCGAACAACCTTTCCGAAGGTGTCCTCGACGTGCAGGTTCCAGCGGTGGTTCATTACGCGAACGTCGTGGTGGACGAGCACCGTTCCCTCGGGGGTTTTCCAGCGGGTGAAGGCGGGGCAGGTGACGAACGGGTCCTCGGTGGGCGTTACGGTATCCCCGGCCGAGGTGTCGGTCCAGGGGACCTTCCCATCCTCGAGCGCGGCGTCGGCCGCAAGTCCCTCCTGGGCCTCGAAAATATCCTCCCACTCGCTCGAGGCCCCGCAGGTCAGGGACCAGTACCGGTAGGCCTGCTTGGGGTATAGCAGGTAGCTCCACCCCTCGATGTAGGGCAGGGCGGGGGAGCAAAGGCGGCGCATGGCCGAAAGCGCGAGCTCGTGGTGGTGGTGGAATGCGACAATATCCCCGAGCTCGAGGTAAAGGGCCGAGAGCGTCAGGTGGTGGCGGATGTATATATTCCCCTTCGGCAGGAGCTTCAGGGCGGGCCAGAACCCGCGGAGACGGCGGATGGCGGAGGCGGCGCCCTTCCCGAACGGCCGGGCCTTGTGGATGGCCTCGTGAGCCTCGCACAGGGCCGTGGGATTGATCCACCGGGGGAGCAGCTTCACCGAGCGGCTCCGAGGAGCGCGGCCGCGGTGAGCGCAACAGTCGCGCCCCCGGCAGCAAACCACCATGCGCGGCGGCGGGCGGCCGCCAGCTTTTCCTCCGCGAGGGATGCCCGGGCGGCCTGCAGGGCGGCATCCTCCCGGGCGGTGGCGTGGGCATCCCGGAAAAGGTCGGCGGCTGTCTCAGCGGCCCCGGCACGGGCCTCGGTGGCGCTCAGGGTGGAATCGCACAGGGGCAGAGCTGCCGAGGAGGCCATGAGCTCCGCGAAATCGGGTTGGGAGATGCAGCGACGGCCGTCCGACTGGGATGTGACGAGGATCCCCCGGGCGGCCGCGGCGGAGTCGGGAGACGCCAAAACCTGCCGGTAAACCACCACACGGCGGGAAGCGAAGAAACGGGCGGCGGAGTCGGCCCGGGACGCTGAATCTTCCCACGCGCCCGCGGCCAGCGCCAGGGAATCCCCCCGGGCCTCTGCGGCAAGATGCCGGGCTTCCGCCCTCGCCTCGATCCTTTGAATGGCGGCGTAGGTGATGAGGAAGGCGGCAAACAGCCCGGCGATGAACCCGGCGAACAGGATTGCGAAGTAGCGTGTCATGGGGTCTCCTTTTTTTCAGCGGCATTGCCCCAAATTTTCGGCGCGGTCACGAGCCCGAGCGCGACAGCGACAAAGATCGCGAACATCTTGAACGTCTCGAGGAAGGCCGAATTTTCCCCGCGATGAATCAGCATGGCCGAGGCGTAGATGAACACCGCCTGCAGGACGGTGGCCGAAAGAAGCCCTACAACCCGGGCGCTGGAGGGCGTCCCATTTGGTCCGTGGGATACCGCGCACGCCCATTTCAAGAAGCGGTCCATGCGCGTCATGCGATCGCCTCGTGGTTCCTGAATTTGTTGGCGCGTGCAATCCACCCCTTCAGGAACCTCCCGAGCTCGGGTTTCGCTGCAACGAGGCTATGGTAGTAGGTGATACGAAGTGAAGCGAACCGGCCGGCCGTGCCAATGTCGCGGTTTGCTGCAGCAATGGTGGCGGGGCCGATCTTCCCGTCCTCGGCAACCCCACAGGCTTTTTGTAGCAATTTGATGGCCCGCCCGGGACCAGCGTTAATGGCGTGGTCGAGGACGTTCTCCGCGAGGCCTTGGTCGGTCAAGGCTGGGAAGCGGTATTTTTCCCAGAAGTCCTTGCGGTAGATCTCGCAAGCCTTCGCCCAAGTAAGCGCCTTTATATCAAGCCCTGGGTATGATCGCTTTGAGATGCCGAAATTAGTCTCGCCGCCCGGATCTTTCGGGTCGTTGACATATCCGCCCTCGCTTGCCTTAATGTGATTCTGGATGCGGTCTGAAAATACGGCCATTATTTGGTTTCCTTCCGTTGGTAAACCCGATCGAGGGCGTCGAGGGTGCGGCTGGTGGTGACGGACTGGACGATGGCCGCGAGGAAAATTCCAGCCGCCACAATAATGGCGACCTGGATTCTGACCTTGACGAGTTTCTCTTTTAGCTCATCGATAATGGCTGTAAGTTCGGTGATTTTTTTCCACAGGCCGTCCATCTCGCGGCGGTGAGCCTCAAGAGCGGCGGAATGCTCCCCCAGGGTGCGGCTGGTTTCGTTATCCGGCGGCATTATTCCGTCTCCTTGAAGCTGAAGTAGTATGACACCCGCCTCGCTTTTATCCCCCGTACCTCGTGCTGCCACATATACCGGGCATCCCCGCCGAAGGTGAGCAGGGATCGCCTGGGAACATGGACTGGGACCATGACGGCGCCGCGGCTGAAAACCCACTCCGAACCCGAAATCAGGGAGACGATGCAGCCCACGATGGGGAACTTTTCTCGCGCGTCGAAATGAGTCTGCATGCCTTGTCCGGGTTTGTACTCGCTCAGGATAAGCCGGTAGGGATTTCTAAGTCCCATTCGATCCGACAGGAAGCGGGAGGAGGCCGGTATTTCCGCGCCCTTACGGTAATCCGGGGCATAGAATACCTGCTCCTGCTTATCCATGTGGGGGCGGGATTTCCACACGCCTCCATCCGCCAAGGCGAGCAGGGCGCCTTCTTCTTCCGGGGTGATGAAGTCCGGAATAATCGTCAACCCTTCGATCACGGAATCACCACCGGGTAGCGAACGTTCATGGAGGATGAGATGAATTCGAAATCGGTCACGTTGTCGTACCCGACCCCGTAAAGATCCAGGAAGCAGTAACCCGTTCCGAGGTCGGAAACCAAAACCTCCTCCTCGACAACCGTGGGGGAGGTGCGGAATTGGGCATTTGCGGTCGCGTCCCACCCGGTAACATCGTCAAAGGAAACGGTTGTTCGGATTCGAACCGTATCCTCATCGGCCACGGTATACCGGGCGACCACCGTCACGTTGACTTTTCCAACGACAACCCCTTCCTCGGTTGCCCCGTCGATGGATTGAACGGCGGCCGTGTCGTTCAGGGTGATTGTTCCACCCTTGGTTTTCACACCGAACACCACGCCGGGCAAGTCGGAAACCGGAGCGCCCCCCCCGAACTTGAGGCGGAATGGTATTTCAGCTTCAAACCCGGGAAGAAGTTCCGCGGCGGTGAAAGAGAAGTCCCGCGAAAGGAGATAGGCGCCCAGAGGTACGCTGTGCTGTCCGTAGTAGACCCCAATTGGAGCGTACATCCACCCCAAGGTGACGCCCGTAAGCGATCCTCCCACAAGCTGCTTGATCGGCCATGTACCGGGCGTGGCTTCTGGAATAGTGTCGAACTCAGCAAGCCGCCCGGTGGTTCCGGCCGCCTCGGCGTTCTCAAATGTGTCGTATAGGTAGAGGGCATCTGCGTCTCCGGGGACATTCACCACCCAAAAAACGGTATCCTCGATCAAGGCGTCCGACTTTCCGAGGGATTCGAGGAAAACGGTGCTGATGTAGAACGTGAGATCTTTTAGTGTTCCGAATATTTTGCACTTCGCGCAGGTCATGGGGTTTTGTTCGTCCGTCAACTCCTCATAAGGCACGCTGGTTGCGGCGGCGTCACCGGCATCGGGAACGGAAAGCTGACCGCGTGTGATTGCGCCATAGGACCCGGAAATAATTGATGTCAAAGCCGCGATACTGGTAGTGTTGGCGTCGATCTGCGCCTGAAGCGCGGCGATCTGCTCGTCCGAAAGGGTCCAGTAGAAGTAGGAGCCGGAATATTTGAGTCCGATTTCCTTGGGGGTGGCCGTGATGAAAGCCATGATCGGATCCGTGACTGCGCTCGTGGCAGTCACGAATGCCGCCCGGGAGGTGTGGGTAAGTTCTTTAATTTGAGCGTTTTGGTTTGCCATAATCCCTCAATTCACTACTGCGGTGATTGTATCTCCACCAATGGATGCGGTGATCGTGTCCCCACCAACTGAAGCCGTGATGTAAAGCGGCTCGGGGGAGATTTCGAAACCCTGGTCATCCATCTTATGGGAGACCTTGATTTGAATCTCGTTGTCCTTCGTGAGAAGGGCCTGCTCCTCCACGATGGCGTAGAAGTACAGGTTCCCAGTCCTCTTGATGTCCCGGAAAATCACCCTGTCCCCGAGCAGGCGGACGAGGTTCGAAGCTGTAACGGGAACCCTGAAGGTATACTGCTTCCTCGGGACCGAGTACCATTCCGAGCGAATAAGGGCCAGGAAAACCGGGACATCAGGGATCGAGGTATCGAGGCCAAGGCGGGCATTGCTCTGGCACCAGTCGAGTTCCTGCTTGTCGAAGTTTTCCCGCTGGGTCAGCACGAATGCGCTGTGATACCTCTCCCATACGGTGATCGCGGTCGGGTAGTCCGATCCAAATCCCCCGGCGTAGGTGGTCCAAAGGGGCGTGGTGGTTCCAGGAACCAATTCATCCGGGCCCGGGAAAGCGTCCTCCGAAGTTTTCCGGATGAAGACTGACGAGCGGTATTCCCCTGTTGCTGGGTTTTTGTCGTACTTGAATTCGCAGCCAGTGAAAACCCGGTCCAGCCCGACAACCTGCCCCTCACCCATGCTCCCGTCGATGATGTCGGTAATCGGCCCTGTGGCCCCGTCGTACCCGTCGAGGTTTATCAGGCGCCGATTCTTGTCCCGGCCCGGCACGACGGACAGAAACCCCGTCTTGCAGAGTTCCGCAATAAGATCCCTCGTCGTTCCGGGGCTCCCCTTCGGGGTAACGGCTTGTTCAGTGATCTGCCGTCCGATGTGCCAGTAAACCGCAGGTCTACGCGCGAGGCAAAGGTCAAATGAATCGGTGTCGATGGCCGTCGAACCATCCCTTTCACGGATTAGGTATTCGATGGCGTCCGGGATGGACAGGATGGGATCAGAGGCGGTTTTTCTACCACCCCAGGTTCCTCCGAACTTTGCACCCGTGACCTTTTTATAAACCGCTCCTTCGTAATTTTCCCGGGCTCGGAAAAGTCCGATTTCTTTGACGGTGAAACCGAAGGGTGCGGTGAGGGGGTCTATCACCGAATTCTGGAAGAAGGAGTCGAAGCGGATATGCAGCCGGACCCTTAACCGGAAACTGCCGGCCAGGTCTTCACTTCGGAGAAATTCCGCCAGGGTTTCGAGGGATCTTTGGTCCGGGTCCAGGGTATCGTCGTAGTCAACGTCGATCAAGCCCCAAGGTGATGCCGTGGAAGGGGGGTCGAAATAATCCCCGCTGAAGCTGTCGATGTTGAATGTCGTTCCCGTGGTACTCGCGGTTACGTCCGTTGGCCCCCCAGCAATCCTGCGATAAGGGGTCGAGTAGATGCTGCTCCCCGTCGCATCGACCAGCTGAACGATCACCCCGACCTCATAATGCGCTTCGGCGGATGACATTCTTCCCGATAGCGTCAGGCTCATTTTGATCCCGAACTTAAGGCGCTCGTCATCATCAAACCGCATTCCCTCCGGGGGCTGGAACATGAAATCGACTGGAACCAAGGGAAGGTTGGTGTCGCTGACGCTCGCGGTCTGGATGTTCCAAAGGAGGGTGGTGGGAGCGGATCCAGTAGGGATGGTAATCGACCACGCCCGGCTGTAACCAGTTGAGGAAACCCGGTCAATAAGAAGCGGCAGGTCCGCATTGAAGGCGCCGAATTCATCTGTCGGAGGGGGGATTGTCGGGACCAATCCTTCGTACTGCCAGGAATTAGCGAGCGCGGGTCCTTTCCTGAGCCACTGGGGAACAATGAGATTCCGCTGGGTGGGAACATTCAGGTTTTCGCCCCGGGGGAAGAGCAGTACCCCGGCAAGCCCCGGAACTTCTGAATAATCGGCATCCTGGTAGGTGGCTTTTTCGATTTGTGTGACCGGGAAAAATTCCCCGAGGTTCTCGCTCCATCCAAGCAAGGGACCGGAGGCATCCGAAACCTGGCCGTCACTTAAAGCCTGGAACTCGCTGACCGCTGAAACCTTGAACCACCAGGAGTTTACAGTCGGGATTGCTCCGACAACCGGAGCGGCGACCTCCTCGTTTTGGTCTCGGAAGGAATCCGAAAGAACCACAACGGTTAATTCTGTCCCGGTTGTGATCGAGTTAGAAATAATGATCGGGGAAAGGATCTGATCTCCGCTGAGTCCTGCCGGGGCGACTTCGATGAAATTCCCAACAAGGCGCGAATCGTTTGCCTCGAAGACAACTCCCTGGGTGATCAAAGTGAGGGTGCGGGTTCCCGCGACCCACGCGCTTGCCCGGGTCCTTTTGATTTCCATCCCATCCCGAACGATCAATGTGATAGCGGTGTCAGACCCCGACACGCGCCGGCCTTCAGCTTCGGGTATTCTCCCCAGGCAGAGAGGCACGAATTTTCCCCGCGAATCCTCCGGTGCAGTAGGAAATACGGACTCGCTGATTTCGATTTTCAGCACGTCCTTATGAATCTTCAGGAATGCGTCGACGCTTTCCACCATGACTGTGTGCTCGGCGTCGGTCAGCCTTTCTATTTGTGGCTCGGACCACTGAACACAAGCCCCGTCGACAAAGACGCACACGATGATCTCGCACCTGAAGGGGTCGATACTATGATACTGAAGGAACCGGAAAAGAGTCCTTCCATCCAGCCCCGGAAGGTTGTTCATGAGGAGTACGGTCGCGAAGGACATCGTGGAGTAGCTTCCGCCCAAGGTGGGGTCCATGGCCTCCACCACCTCCCCAAAGATGTCCTTGTCGATTATTCCATGCTTCCACAGGATCTGCTCGAGGCCGGTAACCGGGTTTATCGGGCAGTTCTCCGGCTGCTCTCCCAGTACCTCGAAATCCAGCGGAAGATCCCCGGGGGTGAGGCCTGTTATATCTAAGGTGATGTCATCCCCGACGTACCGGGGGTTTGAAACGAATGCGGTTCCTGAGATACGGAGCTGGTAGTCCGGCCGGCCGGTGACCAGCGCCAAGGAGGAGTTATAAAGCCCGATTTCCGGCAGGGTGGTATCGGCTTTCCGGGTGTTGACCATTAATCCGTATTCGATGTTCACGAGAAATCCTCCACGAAGTCAATGGAGAGGTTCCAGAAGTTCAGGCCTTCACGAGACACCGAAAACTCAGGCGCCCGGCAGGAAAGCGGAAGCCCTCCACGGGCGATTCCAAAGGGGTAGGTCACCCCGGGCAAGGTGGGGAAGGTGAAAGCTTCTGCCCGCCCGCCTCCCATCAGGAAATTCAGGATCGGGATCATTTCGGCGGTGGTCTGCTTGAACCTTCCCGGGAATCGCCCGGCGCGGTCCCGGCGGTCGTGATGGACCACATCCCCGCTCTGGGTAAAGGTGGGCGTCCTGCTCCACGATGAATCCTGCTCATACTCCGGCTGCAGGCGAAGGCCGGCAAGGCTTCCCGCGGTCTCGTACAAGGTCGGGGAGACGAGCCTAAGGGTAAAGGTCACCTCGTCTACCCCATTTGTCGGGGAGGCCCAGAAAAGCCGCTTCAGGCGGTCCATGTCCAGGATCGTCGCGGTGTTCGCGGTGGTTTGGTCGACGTTCGGAGCGAATAAAACCCCGTTCGTCACGGCGATGGTAAAGGTTTCCCCGGCCTCCGTGTCTAGCCAGGACCCAAAGGTTTCCATCTCGGCCTTCTGCCCGAACACCGTCACCTGGGCGTCGTACCAGTCCGCCTGGGATCCACGATCCGAAGGCAAAAAGCGTCCCGAGGAATCTTGTTCCCAGGCCACGTTCCGGCGAATAGGCGTCGTGGCCCACGGCTTTACTTTCAGGTCAACCGAAGTGGATTCTCCGGTGAGGCGGATCGAATAACTCATCCCGAGACCCCGAGGTAATCGGCATCCTTGATATTGGTTTGGGCCGGACGCAGGCGGGAGAGAAGGCCTTCGCCGGCCATTTCCCCGAGCTGCCGGGCCTGTGCAGGGGTCGCGCCCGCGGGCATCTGGATCGTGATCCCGCCTAGGTTGTATTGGTGGACGGTGGATTTCGTGCTGGTGCTGGAAGCTGCCGGGGTTCCGCGCTTGGCAAGGCCCGCCGCTGGGAGAACTTCCGGTCCCCCTCCTTGGGGCTGATTCCCCTTAGCAAGCGCGACCGCACCTAGACCACCAAGCCCTGCGGGGCCGCTGATGAGCCCGGCGGACCCAGCACCAACAAGTCCGATCCCCGCAACAGAAAGCAGGCTGATGGCCTTCGTCGCGTCTGCGATGGCTTTGGCGGCCAACAATATCCGGTAGACCTGCTGGGCGGTCTGAAGGGCCTGGTTGAGCTTCCGGTTGTCGATGAAACCGGCTATTTCCATGCCAATGGCCATGTAGGAGTCGCGGATTTCCTTGTTTAGCTTTTTAACCTTGGCAGCCTTTTCCTCTTCCTCCTTGTGGGCCTGGTTTATCCTCTCCTGGGCATGGACGGCTTCAAGAAGATCCCGGCGGTTTTGGTACTGCTCATACTGGGCAATCGAAAGGTCGAGGTTGGCAACCGTCGCCTCGAGATCCCTCACTTCGCCAATTTGCTTGGCACGCAGGCGGTCAGCTTCGGATTGTCCGTAGGCCTCGGATAGCCGGGTTTGGAGGTCGCGCTGGGCGCTGACTTGCGCCTCGTAGAACCGCCTGGCTTCCTCCTGTTCGCGCTTGTGGGCTTCCGCTTGTTGGCGGATGCGCTCCTCGATCCCCCTGGTTGTCTCTTGGGCGGCTGCGTCGGTATAGCCTTTCCGAATGTTTGCACGCTGCGCTTGGCTGTACTGCTCCTGTTTTTCCAGGGCGGCCTTGAGCTCCGCATCTACCGTTATAGCCGCTCTACCCGCTTTGATTTCTTCCTCGCGCTTTTGCGCGTATTCCTGCCTGATGCGTGTGATTTCTGAGCTATTGTCAATTTCCTGGGTGGCGAGATCGTTCGGCAGGTTTTTGGTCCCCGCCAGCCTTTCCTTGCGCACCTTCTCCTCAAGCTCCTGAACCTTTGTCAGTCCCTTCAGGTCTTTTTCGTGCTGCTTTGCCGCATCGACCGACCCGAACATCCCGCGGAGGGATTTCGTGGTAGCCTCAATGGAAAGGCGGTAGGACTCCTGATGTCCTTCAGCTATACGGGCGTTGATCCCGTACATATCGAGGCCCTTGGCGGCCCCTTTGATCGCCTGTTCATGCTCTTTTTGCGCGGCCGTAGCGCCGGCGGTTGCTGTTGCCCAGTCCTTAAAGCGGATTTTGGTGCGCTCGGCCTCGTCTCCGGTCTTTTTCAGGCCAACGTAAAGAGCCCCAAGGACCGCAACGCCAGCGCCAATCACCGATCCCCAGGGCCCGAAGAACTGAAGAAGCTGGGTTCCCTGCTGGATGAAAGGCCGAATTACTCCCTGACCCGAGGCGACCTGGACAGCAAAATCTCCAATCTGGTAACCGGCCTGCTGGGCCGCGGGCCCGAGCTTCTTGAACATGGCGATTTGTTCGCCCTGGTTCCGAAGCATGCTTTGGAAAGGGGTCTTGGAAAACCCTTCTTCCCGCTGCTGGATCGCCCGCATTTTGGCGAGGTGCGTCTTGAGGATGTTTTCCCGCATCTCAGCGTCGTCGCCTGCGAGCTTGAGGCGGTAAACAGTTTGCGCGCGGGTGGTTTGGCGTTGGCGCTGGAATAGGTCATTCTCCGCGCTGGCCCTAGCCATGCCGGTTTTGAGTTCTTCGCGGAGAATAGCCTTGTCGTGGGCGGAAAGCTGGAACGCTTCGGTCTGCTTGATTGCGCGGCGTTGCTGTACACCTTCCGCCACGGCCGCGGTCTTGGCCGCTTCGATGCGCCGGACTTCCGCGACCTGCTGGCCGATCCCGGCCATTTGCTGGTTGTCCTCGTGCTGGGCCAAGGTAGGCGGTCCCTGCATCGGTCCAACTCCCTTGAGCTGGGCACGGTTCGCGATGAAGACGGGCTGTTTTGAAACCTGGGCTTCCCATTCTTTCTGAACCCGGATAAGGCGCTCGGTCGCCGTTTCTTCCTTTTTCTTCGCGGCGGTTCGGGCCGCGGCGCCGGACTCCTGAGCCGAGGTTTTGCGTTTCTCCGACCGCTCCGCCGCCGCTGCCTCCTCTTTGTAGGCCTTCGCCTCCGCGCTTTTTGAATTCAGGAATGCCCCGTAAAGCGCCGCCGTGGAAGACGCCATGCGCTTGTTTCCCGCCTCAATCGAGCGAACAAGGGCCGTGAAGTCCTTTTCCGCTTTTGAAATGTCGATGTCGGCTACAAGGAGGAGGGGCTTCACTTTATGATTCCTTCGAATTCAGCGAGCACGGAGAGGAAGTATCGACGAAACGCGATATATCGTTTGTCCAGCTTTTCGAACGGCTGCATCGTGTGGGGAAATTCGACTTCCCGAAAACGGTACAGCTCGTAAAACTCCCTGCAGGAGCGAGGGATGAATCTGTTCGGGCAACTGTAGTACGCGACTTGTTCACCATTCTCTCCCGGTATTCCGTCCTCAACCACTCTCTGCGAAGGACTATCACACCCCCACGCCTCACGAAGGCCGGGGTTGCGTCTACACTTCAGGCAGGACTGGCGAAGCCAGGGGGTCCCGTCCTTTTTGTAGACGCAAGAGGCGGCTATTACCCTAAACCCTCACGCTCCAGGGCGCTAGGGTTGTTGAACCCGAAGGCCATCCAGAAAAGCGCGGCAACGTAGCCGTGAGTCAGCTTGCCGATTTCCTCCTTGCTGAAAGCGATCTCGGGCCGGGAACGGGTGCGCCAGTTCCTCCAGTCCGAGAGAACGCCTTCCTGAAGGATCTCTGTCATGGTCTTGAGCGAAAGCCCTTCCTCGGTCATCATTTCCCGGGTCGCTCGCCTTCGCTGGTCGAACGACAGGGCACCGAGGCGGAAGTACGGGCGTACCTTCTCCGGAAGGCTGGTGAAATTGCTCAAGGTGACCTCGACCGTTTCCCCCTCCTCAAAGGGGAGGCAGGCCAGAAGCTCCCGCTCGATCTCGGGGGTTATAACCCGCTTTTCGTTTGACATGTTGACTCCTTTGTGTGGTGGATTTTACGCGGACTTGAGCAATTGGGACAAATCTCGACCTTTTTTAAGGCGATAATCGATTTGGCTTCTGGAGACTTTCAAGTCACGAGCCCATTGCGTCTTGCACTTACGCTGGCCCATTATGTCGATGTTTACCGTCGATCTACGGTTTTGGGCCTGCTCGGTTTTAGTTGCCCATCGGCAATTTCCCGGCTCGTAATTTCCGTCATTATCGATTCTATCGATGGTATAACCGGGGCCAGGCCGCGGCCCCATATCCTCATAAAAATGACTGAAATCCTTCCATCGTTCGGAAACCCGAATACCGCGATTGAAATATTCCTCGGGGTGTTGGCTTCCTCTTCCCCTTTGAATTATTCCACTCCATGCCCTGTATTCCGGACTATCGGATAGGCCGTGGATAAGGTTGGCGACAACCTCTACCTCCCGTTTTAAACAGCCGCAACTATTCGTGCGTCCGCTTGTGAGGCTCGAGGCGATTACTTCGAATTCTTTCCCGCAGTCGCAAATGCATTTCCAAACCGCTTTTTTATGGCGGGTTGAATGGGAGAAATGCAGGGCGATTGCGCGCCCATACCTTTTCCCGCTTATCTCCATGCGAGCAGCCATTATCAGGCACTCTGCAAAATTCGCCATTCGTCGTTCCCCGAGCTCTCGCGGAGGGAATACGTTTGGTCCCAGGTGGATTCCTGGCCCCGGAGGCCGGGGTTGAATCCATCACCCTTGAGGGACGCCTTGGGGGCGGTGATGGTCCACTTCAGGCCCGAGACGGCCGCGGTGGCGGCCGAGAAAGCGACCTGCGTGCCCGCGGCGTAGCGCGTGTAGAAGGGACGAGTGGCGAGGAGATCCATGCGGGGGTTCAGGGAAAGTTCGGGGTTTCGCAGGCCGATCCGGGCGTCCGAGTAACCGGTGGTGTCGGCGTTGTCCACGCGCAGCTCCACGGTATTCCCCGAACGAAGTTCGAAATTGTCGATCTGGATCGCCTCGGCGGCCACGGTGATAGTCGCCCCGGTCACTATGTTCGGGATGGTCCCGGTGTCGGGTGAGGTGAGAACCAAGGCGGTTTCGTCCGTCACCCCCACCAGGGCGCCGGTCCATTCGAAATCCGCGACAAGGGCGCCGTTCTCCATCCCGACGACGACGGTTCCCACGCAGCCCTTTCCCTTGACCTGCACTGAGTTCCCCGATCCGTAGTTGTACTGCACGGCGATCGTGGCCGAGACACCCGTGCCCTCGTCCTTCGTCCTTGAAGGGGTGTAAGCGACGGAGGTATCCGCCACGACGGTCTCGAGGGCGCCGGCCGACTTGAAGAATTTGCCCAGCTTCGGAGCGGTTGCCGCCCCCGCGCCCAGGAGCAGGGGGACCCGGCACTTGAACGTCACCTGGCGCTTCCCCATGGTCGACGCCCCGTAGGAATGCCGATTCGAGGCGAAGGCGAAGACGTGCTCCTCGATCTCCATGTCCACCTCGATATTCGTGGCCTTCACGTCGAAGTCGGAGTTGGCGAGGGATTCGGCGGTCCCGCCGGTGGTTTCGATCTTGAGGATCAAGGTTTTGGTGTAGTCGCTTGCGGAAGCCATTTATTTCTCCTTGCCCGAGGAGATCTCGGACGTTTCGGGTTTGGTTTTCTTGGGCTCGATGATGGTCACCGCGTCCCCGTATTCCTTAGGGTCCATGCAGTCGAATTCCGCCCGCTGGTCGTGCCACTCGCCCTTATGAAGGACGGATTTTCCCTGGTTGACTCGGACTCTGGTCATAATGCGCTCCCCATGATTGACGGATCTCTGGTGCTGACGCTCCACCATATGCGGAGGCCGATTTTCACCCCAACTGCGGGGCGGGATTCTTTGTTCCCGAACGGCTCCAAAGAGGCAAGGCGGACCCGCTGGCAGGTCTCTATGCCGTCCTCGTGGGTCATGTTCGGGAAAAGGCCAATGCAGGCCATGAAATTGGCGGTCAGGTTCTCGATGGAAAGGGAGACCGTGGACTCTTCGGAGGTCAGGCAGTAAAGCCAAATGAGGCTTTCGAGGCCGAGGTCTGAATTGGTTTCCGTGGCGACGGTGGTCTTACCCCAAATGGGGACCACGGCGGGAGTTTGCTGAGCGTCGGAAAGTTTGGCCGGGGGATCATCGAGCACTTCCACTATCGATAGTGTGTAGCCGTTCTCGGGCTTGATCCTGCCGAGCCGGTATTTGAGGGCTTCGCGAATTCTCGTCTGGATATTGGATTCATTCTCGAATACCGAGGCCTGGATATACCCTTCGCCATCAACCGCAAGCAGCGGGGAAGCGATGTTCACCTGCCCGGAGATTCCGCTTCCGTACTGCTCGATGATCGAAACGGGATTATCGGCAACGGCCGTCAGGACCAGATCGAAATCAAGAGGAGAAGCGAGATCCTCCCGTGTGATCCCGGTTACGCTGAACGAGACCGTGTTCGGCATTACGCGGTCTCCAGGGAGACGGTTACAGGTTGGGCGGAGAAAGGAACGTCCTGGTAGTCCGTCGCGTTTGTGAGGGCGGTGCGGTCGGCCGCGGTGGGATAGGATGTCACACGAAAGCCGATAATCGAAGCCGAAACGTCTCCACCGACACCACCGAACAGGCAAACGTCGGGGAAAAGCCCGGCCCCGATGAGAAGGGCGGACGTTCCCGAGCCTCCTGCGGGAGCCGCCCATGTGTCGCCGCTGTCCGTGGAGATGAGAACTGTCCCGGAGCTACCGACCGCGACGTGGTATGAGTGCCCCGCAACTTCGATCCACTTCACGCTGTAAAGAGGCGAAGATGTGCCGCTGGAAGGGTTGGTCCAGGATAGGAGGTCCGACGAGCGACGAATGACGCCACCGTTCCCAACCACGACCGTGAAGCCGCCAGGAACATTGACGATGCTGTTGGCGGTAATCCCTAAGGAAGACTTGAATGTCCACGTCACTCCGCTTGGAGAGGTGTAAACATCACCATTCGCCTGCACGATGATGAAGCCGAACGCTGAGGAATTACAAACGCCGTAGTTGTCGCCTGCGGCGATGGTCTGCGAGGACCACGTTATTCCGTCAGGGGAGGTCAGGACAACACTTCCCTCGCCTACGGCCACGATGGTGCCGCCGCCAAATTCGACGGCCACCGAAATCAGGGTCTGGGCCGTTCCGGAGGTGCGGGTCGTCCAGGACGTTCCGGTTGTGGAGGTGCGAATCTTGCCGGTCTGCCCGACGCCCACGAATTGAGTTCCAGTCCAGACGATGCTGTAAACGTGAAAGTCGTTGCCCCAGTTTGCATCGTTCCAGGTTTCTCCGAAATCATCGGAATACTTGAGGTTGACTCCGGTTCCAGCGACGTCTCCACCGGCTAGAATCCGCGACCCGTTGCTCGCGAACGAGCGAATGGCAGAATCGGAGCCGAGCGTTTTCGCTGTCCAATTTTGGAGCGACACATCGGTTATCTGGGGGTAAGGGCGGGCTCCACTCAATGTGGCCTCCGAAATGAATTCAGCACCGGGGCCGGTGGGGATTTCCTGCCAAAACGGATCCGAATCGCTTTCGGCGATGAGGGCGGTTTTCTCGGGGTCGGAGTAAATCCGAAACCCATTTTCCGAAAGGCGAAGCAGGTCGAAATAGTGCCTGGATCCCCGCGCAACACCGGTGAGGGTAAGCGAACTGATTGCTTGCTGGGTGTCTCCATGAACAGTTACGGCCGGCATCAGGCGGCCAGCCTCTCTAAGGCTTTCTCCACGATCATGTGGTATGCCTCGTACCCCTCGGTTTCGAAGTGCTCATCCAGCGTCAGGCGCTTTTTCAGCTTCGTCGTGCCGGACTGGTGTAGGGTGATGTGGTCCGCAATGCCGGAAGGGGTGAAAACGACGCTGGAAATGAGCGCGTCCCAGGCTTGGGTTTGGCTTTGCACGGCCGCCCGAGTCACGCCTCGGCGGACGTTCAGGTGCATGTCCATCGCGTCCCGTCCGGAAAGCTGCTCGTCGCGGAAATACTTCGCTTCTCCCTCACCTACATCGCGGGCGCCCTGCTCGATTTCCTCCCGGAACGCGTCAAAGCGGTCCTCCAGGTACTCGGCCACTTCCTCCCATCCCACAGCCTTGACGGTGAGCATCAGACCACCATCCGATTCATGTAGTCGGTGAGGTAATCCCGAACCTCGGGGACGGAAAAGACGTCCTTGCTCAGGCTCGAGGGGGAAAGCCAGGCGTCGTTCTCGGTCGTAACTGTGGTTTTCCCGAGGCTTCCAAGCCTGGAACGGCTGACGCGGATGAACATCTCCACGCCCTCAACGAGGGCCGCGTGTGACTCTGCCAGGCTCGCCTTGGTCCTGGTGGTCAGGTTGGACGAAACACCCGTGAGGCCGCTGAGAACGCCTCCGGAGGTGTTGCACGTGTACGTTCCGTACTCGGTTACACCCTCGGCCTGGAAAACGCCCGAAAGGCATTCGTAGGTGATCGAAGTGGGCGCAACGGCTCGGATGATACCGATGGCCAGGCTGGTCGCCCCCTGGATGTACTTCCCGACGCTCAGGGTGCCCCCGGTATCGGCCGTTTTGACCCAAACCGAATTCACCGCGTGCTCGGCCAGGCCGCCGGTGTAGACGATGCGCACGGAATTGGGAGCAACGAATGGAATTCCCGAGGGAATGACGACCGCCCGGGTCTCGGTGATTTGGAAATCGGTAATCGCCGTTTCATCCCCGGCAAAAAGGCCGCTGGCGTCGTATTCGACGGACTCAACCGCGGTAACGGGGTAGGCGGGGAGGTAAAATTTCCGCTGTCCCAAGGTGGCCGAGATGATCTCCGTCCGTTCCTTCAGCTCAATGCATCCGGAGCGGCGGAGGTAGCCTTCAACACGATCGGAAGCGGCGGCCACAGTCCTCCCCAGCAATCCGTCCTCTTTCGAGTCGGAGATACCGAGTGAGGACTTGACCCTCGCCACGCTCGTCAGAAGCACGGGACACCGCTACCCGGCGACCGACAGGTCTTTGATTGGGTAGGCTTTGGCCGAGAAGTTGATCGACGGCAGGGTGCCACCGATCCAGGTCTTAAGGCGCACCAGCCCGCCGTAGGGGTTGTAGAAGGCTGCCCTGGCCGAACCCGTGGCCTTGGCGTCTCCCTCGACCACGATCTCGACGGCTCCCAGGAGGTTCAGGATCCCGATGCGCGTCCAGGTGGAGCCATTCTTCCCTTCCACAGCGACGAGGTAGGTCTCGTCGTTGGCGCTGATCTTGCATGCGGTCCAGTCCATCTGGACCGCGAAATCGCCGGTGCCCATGTGGACCTCGGTGTGGGCGGTCGTGGCGGTGATGGCTCCTGCGGCCTTGAGAGCGATGCCACCGATAGCGGCGACGGGAGTGTTGACTACGATATCGGCCATGGTAAGCTCCTGGGTTTACGCGAAAACGTGTTTCACGCGGGGGATTGAATTCGGGGACGGGTTGATCACCTTCGCGATCGTGCCGTACCCCATGGACTTTTTCATCCTCTCGGTTTCCGAGAGCACCGACTCTTTGGCTTTGTCGTGATAATCCGGATTCATTCTCTGGTCCGGATTGACGTAGCCCGCATCGGTCGGGAGTGTTTTGGGGGCAAGCGCCTCCATCAAGACACCCGGTTTCGGGGTCAGGTCGCGCTCGGGCGAAACGAATGCAGGGCGCCCAAAGAGCGCCTCCGCACCGTTTCCGGCTTCGGGAGCTTTCGCCCCCTCGACCTTTTTGGCCCGCGGCATGTTACGACACCGCCTGCTTGATGTACCGGATGCGGACGGCGCTGCGCGGCTGCATCAGCGTGATGCCCACATTGGCCTCGAGGCGCGTCACCGCGGCATGAGTGCCGGGGTTGGCGGTTTCGATGTCCAGTGTCGGGCTGGAGGGCGAGAAGCCCTTCACCGCGTCCGAGGCGAATTTCACGATGTACAGGGACGAGGTGTCGCTGTTCGTGGCCGCGCCGTCGATTTCCGCGACGGAAAGAATGTCCGCCCCGGTGTAGTCGTCGATCATGCAGTAGATCGGGACCTGGTTGTAGGATATCACCTTGGTGCCGAACTGGTCCACGATGTACTGGATGTTCTGCTGGCCGGCGGCGTTGGTGCGGGCGAGGTAGGTCAGGCGATCGCGGACCTTTTGCGAGCAGAAAATGGCCGTGTTCTCGTCGGCCGTGATCAGATTGAAGGCCGAATCCATGAGGGCCATAGTCAGGAGGTCGCCGGAAGCGGTGGTTCCCGCGTTGACCACCTGGCCGGGGAAAAGGGTCGTGAGGAAGGACGAAATGCCGGTCATCGAAGTGCCGCCCGCCCCCTGGAACATGTCCTGGGTCATCTGCTTGGCGATGGCCTGGATCTGCATGAGCTCCTGCATGGCCGCCCCGGCGGGGTTGCCCTTCCGAAGCGCTTTGTCCACCTCGAGCTTGCCGCCGTAGTTCTTCCAGGGGACATTGTAGGTCGAGGAGCTGCCGAACGAGGACACGAAGTCCACCCCGAAATCGCGGGGGTTGACGGTGGGCAGGGTGTCCACCAGGGTGATCGGCTTGTGGTAGCCGCTGATCGTCTCGAAGGGGATCAGGGACAGCGCGGGGAAGGAAGTGGCGAACACGTTGGCAACCTCGTTCGCCTGCGGGTTCGTGATCAGCTTACTTTGCTCGATGAGGGTAACTTCGGCCATTTTGGTCCTCGCTTTTTGCGCGGAGTTGCGCTATGCGAGAAACACTATGGCCGCGGAGTATGCACTTTCAACAAGAATCAGCGAAATGCAAATAGTTGACTACCGTAAACTACCGTGACCTACCGTAAGCCCTTCGGTCGCCTCTATCGCGGGCGCTTCCCGGTCTTTGTTCATGGCGTCCCGTAGACCCGAAAGGACGTGAAGGAGCTTCTCGAGGTTGCGGTTTTGGGGGCCAATATTGGAGCCGTTCTCGAGATCCCGAATCGCATTCACGGAAGGCGCTGTTTCGTAATGCCGCAATATCCGGCGGCGGAGCTGCTCGCGCGACAGCCCCGCCTTTTCCCTCTCCTGCTTTAAGACTTTGCCGAACATTACCCCACGCCCCGGGAGGCCAGGAAGTTGGCCTTTGCGCTCTTGGGGGTCAGGTCGTCGGTACCGGGGGCGCCGCCTCTGTGCTTGCCTCCAGTCCCGCCGATGCCGCTGCCGGTGAAAAGGTCCTTCCTGGTTTCGGCCAGCCAGGCCACGACATCATCGGCGCTGCCCACAGCGACGTTTTCTTTCTTCTCGTTCTGCTTGTAGAAGAAAGGGGTTCCGTCCTCCTTGTGTCCGATAAGACCGCGGGCCTCGAGCAGGATGTGAATGTCCTCTGGCTCGGTGGCCTTGGCCTTGCCGGCCGCCGCGATGATGGAGGACTTCAGCGCGGTTTTGCGCTCGTTCACGGCCGCGTCAGCAGCTTTCTGCTCGGCGGCCGTCATCTTATCGGTGATTTCCTTGAGCGCCTTCTGGCCGGCCTCGATCTGTTCCTGCAAGGCGCGGTATTCGGGGGAATCCGTGTTTTTGCCCCCCGCTTTCCACTTTTCCCGCTGGCTCACCAGGTCGGCGTTGGTGGTTTTCAGGTTTCCGAAGTCCTTCAGGAGTCCATCGACATCCTTGGCGCCCGTTTCCTTGAGCAGTTTGGCGTAGGCCTCGGAATGGCCCTTGTACTCGCTGAGTTTCCCAATGTCCGCCTCGAGCTCGGGCGTGAGCTTGCCGGCCTTTTCGTGCAGACCCTTTACGAATGCCAGGGCTTCGGGTTTGTCCGCCAGGGCGGTTTCGATTTCGGTGAATTCCATGATTACTCCTTACCCTCTTTCGAGGGGTCCTTTGGGTTTGTGGGTTCTTCTTGCGGGATCTCGTACTTGTCGATTTCATCGTTGATCTTCCCCTGCTCCGAGACGTTCTCGGTGATTTCCGGGGTCAGGGATTTATAGGCCTCGCGCATCCCGAGGACGCTCGGGAACTTGGCGTCGATCAGGCCTTTCACGAATTCGATCTTCTCGTTCAGGGTTCGAACGTCGAACTCCTGCGGGTAGGCGATCACGAAGGACTGGTTTTCCTGCCTGGACATTCGGCCCACCATCCGGAAGGCCTGCTCCTCTACCCTTTGCAGGGCGCGGGAGAAGGCCGAAAGCACCCCGTTGATCGAGGTGAAATCGTAGGCCTTGGACACGCCGGAGGCTGGCATTTCTGCGGTAGTAACCGACAAGGCGGATTTCTCGTTGTCGAGAGCCAGGTCGAAGTAGTCTTTCGCCCGCTTCGCCGCGGACTCGATCAGTCCCGAGGGTCTTTCGATGTAGGTGGCGGGGGTCCTCTGGAAGGTCAGGATTCCCTTGATCTCGTCCCGCTCCTTCGTGACCCGTTTCTGGTTCGTGTCGGGGTTTACTTCCGACCGTTGTCCGTCCGATTCGTCCAGGTCCTGAACATCCATCGCGAGCAAGGCGGAGGAGTTCTTGTAAACCTCGAAATTCGACGCGCACCCGAGGTTATTGGCCGAGAAGATGTAGCGGCTGGTGGCGAAGAAGCTGGATTTCCCGATGGTCTTGTTCGGGTCCACAAACTGGGCCTGAATGATCACTGGCACGAACCCGAAAGGGTTGGGTTTGCTGTCGGCCGGCTTCGCTCCCGTTTTTTTGATGTAATTCTCGCGGGTCCAGGTGACGAGCGTTTCTGTGTTCTTGGTGATCGAAGGCTTCCCATCTTCGGGGGGCACCCGGGGTTCCTCCTCGCAAGTCAGGTACTGGAACCACTTGAGCTCGCCGTCCTTATCCCATTCAAAATCCACAACCTGGAACGGGGAAAGGACGGTGATGTAGGGGATTCCGGATGTTTCTTCCTGAGCCCGGTTATTGGCGATTCCCGCAGGCTTGTCCATCACGGCAAAAACCGTACCATACCCGGCAAGGGAAGGGGCAACTTCGTTCTGCATGACCTCGGGGAACCGCTGGCGGGAGCCGTCCGCCTTGTCCAGGAAGGCTTTCTGCATCGACCCGAGTTTTTCCCGCTTCACATCCTTCTGGAAAATCGTGTCCCCTTTTATCCGGAGCAGGGATCCGGCGATGTTCACGAAGCCCGAGAGATAGGCGGGCTTACGCTCGTCGTATGCGGTGGCGCTCTCGTTCGGCAGCTTGATGAAATACAGAGGGTCGGCGTATTTGGCCTCATCCTCCTCGGAGAGAACGCGGACCCGCTCCCATTTGGGAAGCACGGCGGTGATCTCGGGGTGGCGCTTGGAAATTCTCACGGTATAATTCTCCGGTTGGAGTGCTTCGTGTCCCGCCTGATGGGGTAGCGGTATTCAATGGGGTAGCCAAGGCAGTCGCCGGCATGGCCGCGCTCGTCCTCGGTGTATTTTCCCGACAGGTATTCGTCGCGCCGGGACTTGCGCATATCAGCGATCAAATGGGGGCAATTCGTTGAGATGTAGATGAACCGCTCGCCGTTTCCGTTGCAGAAGCGGCCGTTCACCGCGTTCATGCGGTCCAGGCGCCTTGGGTTGGCGGGCCGGTAGATCACCTTGTGGTCAACCTCACGGAAGGCGTTCCGGACCTGGTTCAAATCGGACACGGCGACGGAGGTGTTTTTATCCCCGGTCGCATCCTGGTAAATGCGGTATTTGTATTTCGCGCCGTACTTTTCGAGGGTCTGGCGGCACTTCTCTTCCGTGCTTCCCCGGATCCAGAACTCGTCGAAAACGATGAACGCGGGACCGATGCGGCCTCCTTCGTGCACCCAGTCCGGAACCTCTTGGGCGACGATCGCCGTGTTCGGGTACCAGTTGTAATCAAAGCCAAGGATCAACGGAAGATCGGGGTCGGGGTCGAACTCGTCCGGCCGAATCAGGTTCTTGTTCGTGAAGGCGTGGTAGGCCCTAGCCCCGCTAAGGTCGACGAACTGCCCATCCATGTAGGCAAGCAGCTCCTCGGCGCTGTAGCTGGCCTCAAGGTTTTTGAAGTACTGCTCGGGGAGGAAGATGTTGTCGCGCGTCTTGGCCCGGATGTCGTGAAGACCCTCGGGCTTGATTGCTCCTTCAACGAAGTCCGGAAACCACTCGATGTCCTCCGGGGTTCCAGTCAGGTAGATACAGGGGCGCGTGGCTTTAGGGTGGCGGACGCGGGCAATGGCCTGTTTCAGGGAGGAGAAAGGCTGTAGGCCGGGTTCGTCCAGGCCGCAGCTTCCAAGGTTCGGGCCCTTGTTTGAATTCTCCGCGGACAGGATCACAAGCTGCCCTCCCCAGGCCCTGATCCGGAACATGTGATCGACGCGGTTATAGGTGAAGTCCCCCCGTTTCCCCTCCTTCATGCCCAAGTAGTCCTCGAGCACCTCGAAGATGGCCGGAACGACGGTCAGCTTCGCGGTCGGGAATGATGGGGAAAGGATGGCGTGCAGGATCCCGGGATCGACCCGTGTCTGCATGACCCCCTTCCACCCGCAGGCCTGGGTTTTGCCGGAGCCGTACCCGCCCACCAGGGCGATATAAAAGGCCTCCGACTCGAGCATCTCGATTTGCGCCGGGAGGAGCTGGATTTCCTTGGTCACTACCTCGGCGTTTGCGCTAGACATCAGGCCCGCCAATAAAAACCGCCACATCACCCCTCCTTTTTCTTCGCGGGGGCGAAGATGAAGTTGAACGTGCGGTTGTCGTTTTCGTTCGTGGTCTGAAGCGGGAGGAGGCGGGGGAAGATGTACGTCCAGAACGTCCCCTCGTTCGACTTGTTCTGCCGGCACCAGGTGAGCAGGCGTTCGGCGCCGCCGAGGTCGGCCGCGACTTGGGCAATCACGTCCTTGGCAATGGCCGTAACCTTGTTGGGGGTGCCTTTCTTGCGGCCGCCCCATTTCTCATGTCCTTTTTTGGCGGCCATACTAGAGGAAACTGAACTGGTTTCCGTGTGGGCCTAAAAAAAGGGCTTGCGCCATATCGTCTTCCCTTCGCCACATCCTCGGGCGAATAACTTCGGGGCCAATCCTTAAGCACCGATACCGCAAACAATGCGGAGAGGGAAAGAGATTTAGGGGGAATTCAAGTTGGGGAGCGAAGATTTCACCGACATATACCGACATTCACCGACATTTGGTTTCGCGTGAAACCTGTGTCAGAGTCCGAGCACCTTCCGAATCTGGTAGCGGGATCGGTTTGAGCCTGGGGTTTCAAACGCTTCGATTCGCTCGATAGTTCTGAGGGAAGTAGCAGATTCCCCGAATTCCTTGACGAGCAGGCGGCGTAAGCCTTGCTGGGTCAGGGGCCGGGGCTTCCGTTCCATCCTGGCCACGAACATCTGTTGGCCGAAGGCCTTGTCGATGGGGCTATTCATGCTGGACTCCGGTTCAACGCCTGAAAGAGATTAAATTCGGTTTCCCACGATATTGCCGGCCGTCCTTTGGGAACCCACCTCATGACCCGTCCCTTCATTCTGCAATATCCGAGACGCCGCAACAGTCTATCAAGGTTCGGTAACGATGCTCGAAATTCGGAGCGATCCCTTTTCCGCCTTTGCCTTTTGTTCATCCAGCCCTCCGCATTCCCCGGAACATGGCCCGGGTCTGCTCCCGCATGGTGGCCTTCGGGTCTTTGGGGTGGTCTGCGGTGCCCCGGCCGTCCGCGGCTTCCTTGTTCGCCTCCTCGGAGTGGAAACGGTGCCAGCCAGACACCCAGGAGGTCCGGGAGCGGGTCCATTTGGGCAAGGTACAGGACGAAAGAGGCATGCCCTCGGAGGCAGCTTTGTAGCCCTGCAGCGAAGGGCCGGCGGCGCCGAGGTTGTGGGCTTTAGCGAGAGCGGGAACGGCCTGGCGGGGTATGTTAGAGGTCACGGGAGGCCTCCTGGACTTGGTTGTAGGTGTTCTCGATGTGGAGCATGATGAAGATGGTCGTCGCGCGGAAGCGGGCGAGCCAAAGGCGGTAGAGGGCGGCCTGATGGGTAGTTTCACCCGGCATCGGCCCCTCCTTTCCCCTTAGAGGGGGCGGCCAGCAGGAATTTGTAGCCGCCGATCCTCCCGTTAAACTTTTTGCCGTCGATGCTGTATTTTCTGCCGTTGTGATGAACCTGAATCAGGTTGCCGCCCTTGCATTCGGTTATCCCTAGTACTTCGACTTGGCGGCTCGGCCGGAGAACGCATCCCCACAAATCCCCGATTTCTGGTTTGCGGTTCATGCCTGGCCCTCCGTGGTGGCCCGGGAGTGTTCCTCGTCCTCGGCAAGCATTGCTCTACGGATGCCGTGAGCGTCCGCGAGGGCGTTATGCGGCAACTCGCTTTCCGCGTCGATCCGCACGACCTCCATTGTCAAAGGCGGTGTGTTCAGGCGCATCCCGGGCCCCGTAATCAAGGCTTGGCAGAAGTGGGCAATATCCTCGGGCCAGTCCGCGATGATGTGAACGGACGGATATCGGCAAAGGAACTCCTGAAGCAGAGATTGGAAGTAGCGACGGTCGATCGCGGGCTTCCCCAAAATCGGCAGGACGTGTTTCGCCACCCACGGGCCGGGATTTTCGCAGGGCAAAACCTCGTACCATTCCCGCCCATCCTCATCCACAAGGGCGAGGGAAATCAAGTCCCCCTGAAACTCGTTGAATTCGCAGTCGATCCAAATCCTCATCCTATTCTCCTTCTTTGGCCGGGGTGGGGGTGGGCTCGTCAGGATCGTAATGAGCTTCCCACTCATGCATCTGGTCGATTTTCTTTGCGGCCCGCTCGTCAATCTCCGAGCCATTCAGTCCAAAATCCTTGATGGCGCAAACGCATTGCGCTAGTACATCCGCTATTTCGTCAGAGAGCCGTTGCCGGTTGACCTTCTGAGTTCCAGGATCAACCTCGTCTATCCCTTGAATCACACAGCGGCCCGCGACGTTGGACAGTTCACCCAATTCCTCGATCAGCTTCCCTAAGCGGCGCAATGTTCTGGGATCGCTTTCAACCTCCCATTTCTGCATCCGGGGGCTCACGTCCCCTCCCCGGTGGTGGTAGAGGGGGCGAGGAGGGCGAGGGCTTCGCGGGCCAGCTTTCCTGGCATAGGCCGGTCGTAATCAGGATGCCCATGTGCTTCTTCGAAGTCGGCGTCGAACCCTCCTGTCGGGGCGTCGAAGAGAAACGTGCAGGCGTGGTAAGTTTCGGGGTCGCCGTAGAATTCCAGCGCCTCCCTCACCTTCTCGGGAATTGCGGGGGCCACGGGGCGGGCGACGGCGCTCGCCAACAGGCACGGGTCGCAAGCGCCAGAGAGGAGCCCGTGTGTAGAACAGTTGCCATTCGCAAAGTTCTCGCACCCGCGACTGGTAATTGTATCGATAGCAGCCCGTAGTTCCCCCTCGTCCCGGCCCCCCGCACGAAGGCGGCGCTCAAGGGAGCAGGCGTGTACGGTCATTTCGTTGTAGCACTCGGTCAAATCGTCCTGCGAGTCGCATTTGTGGCGGCTTGCGATTTCAAGGTCCTTCGCGTCGGTCTCGGGCGTTTCCGGCGTCTCGCCCTCGGGGGCTGCGGGCTTGTGGAACTGCGCCGTTTCTTTCAGCGCGGTGACGGCTGCGGAGTCCCGGCCCGAGGGGGTGCCGTTTATGTCAGCGGCCTTCTTGTTCCATGCCCGTTTTACGGACACGGGTAGTTCGAAGAATGCCAGCTCGTCCCGGTTGCAATGAACCGTGGCGCTTTCGGGCCTCTCTTTGAGGGAGGCGAGGTAAAGGCCTTCGCCCGTAACTTTTCGCAGGTTCATGCTATCTCCGATGTGTCGGCCTTCTCAGCCTTGTATTGTTCGACAGTTTTCCCAAAATGCGCCTCGGCGTCCGCCTGGCAGAACCATTCGCGGCAGTAGAGGCATTGGTATGCGAAGCGGACGGGGATATTTCGCCCGCACCCGCAAGTAATCATGGCGTTGTTGTCGCCCTTTAGCTCGTTGAATTGGGCCAACACCCGCGCTGCCTTTTCCTCGTCGGTGCCGAAACAAAAGGCATTGTGAATCCTCGGGCCGCTCACGGCTGCTCCGTAGGGGTTGAAGGGTGCTGGGGATGCGTCATTTCGCGCGGCTTGGGGTTCACCTCCGGGTCCGGTGCTCCGGGGTTGAATCCGGTATCGTTGCCCAGGGCGTAGGCGTGCCAGTTCAGGAGCACGGCGGCGGTCGTGATGATATGGTGCAGGTACTTCGGGCGATCCTTGTAGCGCGCCGCCTGCGTGGCCTTGGTTGAAAGAAAGGCGACCAGCCACATCCAGTCCTCGGGCGTTTTCCCCTTGTCGCCATCGGTTCCCCACCGCTCCTGCTGGTGCACCGCTTCGAGCCGGACGCCTTCGAGGAAGTCCAACGTCTCGGGGGAATTCACGCGGGCTTCGAGTTCACGCAGGCGGGTCAGTTCGGCTTCGCACTCGCTCCCCGTGGCCCGCGTAGCAGCGGGGGAGGCGAGAACACCGAGGGCGAGGGGGATGCCTTTGCATTCTTGGTAGCGGCCTTCGCGGAACCAGTCGTGCGGCCTCTTGATTTCCGAGAATGAAAAGCACTCGCAGTCGGGGCAATGCCACGCCACCCCCTCCCCCTGGGCGACCCAGGCCGCAACGTCGGAGGCGACAAGGCGCTCCATCGCTGACTGAACGGTTTTCGCGTTGAGCCATGTATCTTCCCCATCACTTCTAGAGGCAACCAAAAAGGCCGCTTCCATAGCCTCGGCTACCGTCGAGCACGGCCAACTTTCGGGGATTTCGTAGACGCGCGGCGCATCCATCAGCGCAAGAATCGAGGCGGCGGCTTCCTCGGTGGTCGCGCCCGGCATCGGGAACGCCTTAACGTCTACCAGCCCTTTGTCGATTTCCTCGTTGATGCGCTCGCATAGGCGATATAGATTCGGTTGAGCCTCGCGGTCGATGGTCGAGAGGTCGGCTTTCTGGATGCCGTTGCGCCCCGCGTCCCCGCGCTCGGCCCTACGCTTCGATTCGGCAATCGCTTCGGGTAGGGACTCTGCGAAAGCTGCGTCAATCTCGGCCTTGGTCGGCTTTGCGTCCCCGCGCTCGGCGGGAAGGGGGCGGCGGGTGTTCCACTTTTTTGCCGCTTCTTCGGCGGTGTTGGTTATAGTCCCGCACAGGCCGCAAGAACAATAGACGTAGTACACGTCATTGAAAACGGGGTGGTTCGAAGGGATGCTGCAAAGTTCGACTTGGTGCGGTTCTTCCGTCGCCAGGGGGCACGGCAGCAGCGCCTCGGGGGTGTTCGTGGTCATGGGGACTCCTTTTCAAAAACGATTTTTTCAGCCCACCAAAGAGGCAGCTTTAACCCATCCGGGCAGAGATAGGGCCATTCCGAACAGGGGCGGTCCTTTATGTATTTGTGACGCTCGATAACGCGCCCCGGCAAGAGAACCGTGTACCATCCGGATTTCGGCGGCTTACGGTCCTTGAAATCGACCATTACTAAGGTCACTGTATGCATCACCCCTCACCCCCTATCTTCGCGGGAGGGAGGGAGCTCCAGCTAACGGGTTTCAGCCTTCCTGCGTACCCCCCGAAATCGTCCTTCCAATCCTCTGCTTCGGCGTCCCATTCTCCGATCATGGCGTAGTCCTTCGGATCGTCCAACTTCTCGGCAGGGAAGCACAGGAGCACGCGCGTCCCATCCCTCGGAGCCGTCTCCATTGGAGACCATTTAGATTCACATTCACACATAAGATTCCCCCTTGATGATCTTGCCTATTGTTCGTTTGCTGATACAGAATTCCTTCGAAAGTTGCCCCCAGGATTTCCCACCACGCCCATACGCCGCCCGGATTTCTGCAACCGTTTCGTCGGAGAGCGATGCGTTTGGCGACCGCTTCCCTTTCCAGAATTGGTTTTCCGCCCTTCCTGAATTCCGGCAGTGCTCCAGATTTTGGGCCTGAGTACACCATTCGAGGTTTTGGACATCGTTATTGTGCCGAACCGAGTCTTTATGGTTTACCACGGGGAGGGCGTCCGGGTTATGGATAAAGGCTTCCGCTACCAATCGATGGACGAAAAACTCCTTACGCGGTCCCGACAGCTTTACGCGCTGATAGCCGCCCCAATTTTTCCATTGCCCAATTAGATCGTCAGCCCCAATCCTTCTTATGAGACCAGAATCCGAAACCTCATAATGAGGATGGGAATTGATGGGTTTCCAGTTCATGGTTGCCACGGCTCCCTCGGGGAAGCCTGGAGACGGGCGCGGGTGCCGACAGGGTGGATTTCGACTAGAACGTCGTGGAGATCCCCATATTCTGGATTGAAGACTAGGCCGCTCCCCGGCCCAAAGAACGCGGTTTCGGGACACCCTTCCGGCAGCCCCTCCACCGCCCCGGCCCGCTCGGCGTGGAGGCGTTCCACCTCGGTGGCGAGGATAGATAGGGAGCGGATAAGTCTGGTAATGTCAACCGAATATGCCGCTGATCCATAAATTTCAAGCGTATCGTCCGCTTTCTTTCGTGTGATTCTAACGGATTCCTCGTAGGCCAGCGCTTCCACCACCTCGGGCTTCAGATCATTCGGCAGGGGGGCGGTCATGCGGTCCTCGCTGTCTCGATGATGGTGAAATTCGTCCAGGTGTGGGACGGGTTGACGTTCCACCATGTGGTGCCGGTGCGTAGGTTCCGGGCGTTGATTGCCCCGCCCATGCCAGCCTCGCGGGTGACGATGAAGTCGTCTCCGATGCTGCGGTAGTTGCGGCGCGCGTGAAAGACGGTGCCGATGGGCAACGCTTTGTTCACCGCCTTCTGCAACGCCTTCTCGGCCTTGCGCAACGCCTCGGCGGCTTCGTTGATCTCTTTCATTCCCTGACGATGCTTCATCCCTTCCCCCTATTCCGCCCGAAGGCTGTGGACCGCCGGCCAAATAGGCGCGGGCGGGTGTCTGTGGTATCCTGCCGAGTCCTCGTTGTGAGGGCCGGTATAGAGCGGGGCCGGGGCTTGGGTGCAGCCACAAAAGGTCACCGCTAAGCCGATTATCCCCGTCCACGCGCAGACCGTGTACAGGAGGATAAAGTGCCGGTAGAACCAGGCCGGGAGCCGGAGCGGGGTGCCCGGGGGTATTGGGACAGGCGGTAGTTCGGCGTGCTTCATGCGGCTTCCTTTCGGTGAATTTTTGTCAGTAGATCCGCCAGGTATTCCGGCTGGGGTAGGTTCGCTTGTGCCGCGGACAGCGCGATCGCTACTTTTACCTCGGGGTGCACGAGAGCGGAGATCCAGACCTTCCCGTCAGCGCGGGGCTTGGCGGGGGGCCGTTTCAGGCGAAGCTCTAGGGCCTTCCGGCGCCGCTCGGCGGGCGTCTTTCCCCATGTATGCTCGGCCATCTTCTTGCCGTTCTCCACCATGCGGGCGCGGGATTCCGGCGTGTAGGTCATGACGCGCTTTTTTCTGGGTTTGGAATCCTGCCCATCCCGGTGGCCGGCGCGGAACTGGGACCACCCCTTCGACCCTTTGGGGTCTGTGCAGGTTTCGATGCTTAGGCCTTCCAAGGCCGCACGGAATCCTTTTTGGCGGGGAGTCAGGGACGGCATCAAGTCACCACCTTTCCGGCCATTATGTTTACCAGCAGGGCCTTGGCCTCCGGTAGGCGAGGTTTCCCGCCCGGGCCCTTCATAGATTCGATTTCAAGGACGGCAGGCTCTCCGATTTTCTCGACCAGGCCCTCGCGGTATGGCCCGCGGTTTCCACCCAGGTCGCAGTTGCAGCGGTGGCACTGGCCGTTCACGTTGTGGGGATGGAGGCGGATGCGCCAGTGGCCCCGGCGCTCGAAGTGGCCGGGCTCCGCCTGGGAGGCCGGGATCACGGCGGGGCAGGAGATGCACTTCACCTTGCCGTCCACGGTGTCCCGCTGGATGATACGGCGGTTGAATTCCCGGTTGCAGTCGCGGAGGACCTTCGCGAGTTCGCCCTTGGATTCCTTCGGGGGCCGGGAGGTGCGAGCGGGCGCGGGGTAGCGGCTCAGGCTCTTGGACTCCTTCGGGGGCTTCCCGTGGCGGGGGAAGGCGAGATCCGCGTCCTTCTCGAGGGGCGGGCCGATCTTGGCTGGGAGGGTCACTGCAATTCCTCCCCGATCTCGATCTTCACCTTCACCAGTTTCACCGGGAGCTCCCCGGGCTCCGCTTCTGCCGCGGCCTTCCGGCGCAACTTGTTGAGGTCCAGGGCGTAGGAGTGGAGGCAGGTTTCCGGGA